TCCCCTCATTCTTCGTAGATGGCTTCAGGCCGTCTCAGAGTGTGGTGAAGCGATCGCGGGGGGTTTGCCTGTCTGGAACACCTTTTACCAGCGGTATAGAATGCTTGCTGCTGGAGCCAAAGCTGGCCGTTTTCCTGATTTGGAATCGGGCATGTTCATTTTGTCCAAGGGTATGCGGAGGAGGTTTCGACTACCGACTGTAGAGTCGCGTGTCTCCTTCTTCCGAGCCTTTGGTATTGAGCCCTATCATCAGGAGTTAATGGAGCGACACTTTGAGAACATTCCGGTCGACCTCTCTCATGTTGAGCAGGGAGAGGATCCATTCTCGCTTGGTTACTTGCGAGGGTGTCGTGGTGTCCTTGTGTGTTAGTCGGCACTGGGTTGCGTGACTAATTGTCCAAAACGGTTTTGCGGGGTTGGTCCCCTTGCAAGTAAAATGCCGTGCTAAGATAGCTGCATGATGGGTTAGTTAAAGGTGGTATTGGGGTTGCCATAAAATATAAAAGGTTTAGATTCCCAGCCACTCGTCAACACCCTGAGCCGAAAGGTATTGGCCATACTTAGGTATGCCGAAAGCTATTGGAAATCGCCGAGAGACTGCACGGATGAGCTGGTTCAGTTCAGACCAGTATCACGCAATGAACAGTCCCCCAAGCGTGTTGGGGGATCCAGTACTACACGTTTCTGAAACAAGTGTCCCAGAGCCTATTTCAGAATTGACCAATTAGTAGCTTCAAATGCCAAAGACCAAAGCGCAAAAGAAAGCTGCAAAGAAAGTGGAGCGCGCAGAGTTGCTCCAAACTCTTTCCCGTGGGTCCAATACCAAGACGATGTCCAATGTCTTGACCGCGGGAGACAAACTTGCGAAGAAGCGCAAGAAGGGAGGCTTTTGGGGTATGATCGGTGGGGCCGCGAAGTTCGCTATGGACCTTGCGCCTATTGTCGCACCATTGTTGTTGGGCTCACATGCACCAACAATGGCTGCGGCGAAGGCGCTTGGCTCAACTGCTTCTGCGGCCACTGCTGGCGTCCCCCTTGCTGCACCGGCGAATTGTGCGGCGTGTGTCGGGCTCTATGGCATGAAGTCAAAGAACTCGCCCAGCGGCCGCATTGAAGCGATCAAGCTTCGAGGAATGGATTATCTCGGCGCACTCAACAACGACTCGAATGGAGTCGCTGCTGGAGTCAAGTTGTCTGAGATTAATCTCAATCCCTTTTCGGCTCAGTGGAACGGCACTAGCCTCCAGCGGTTTGCCTCGCTGTTTGAGCGTTATCGTCCTCATCGGATCTGTGCGATTGTCGAGCCCTCTACGCCAGCAACGTCAGAAGGCCAGATTATTAGCTACATTGATCCTGACCCGGACGATGAGTTCACTCAGACTGGGCGAACTGCAATTCAGATCGCTTCGACGCATGAAGGCGCCGATGTCTCGCAGGTGTGGGGGATGAATTGCTCCTGCTACGCCTTTGACG